CGTAAATGATCATTCTCTTCAACTAGTAGGTTTTCGTTATACTCTAACTTTATTCCTAGCACTGTGTTATATTTGAAAATTAAGAATAATCCTGCAACCACTAAAATAATAACGGCACATAAATAAGAAAAAATAATAAGGGTTACAAGAGTCGGCATAAAAACAACTAAAAGGTTTGATATGTATCTAGGGTGCACCTTTTTTTATTTAAGGGGTAGCCCCGGGGGGGGTCTCAAAAAGTAGGTCTGATATGTTCATATGTTCGATTACATGCATTATCGTACATATAGATTATATCCCTACTATTCGGAGGCGAACCCCTTACAGTACCCGTTACACACTGCGATCCACCCTTCTAAACCCTTGCCCTTACTAGGGTGATTAGATAATGCTTGATAAACTATCCACAAACAAGCTGCCTGACCCCTCTGTTAATGCCCCGTGCGTGAGGATCTCAGGGACGCATGTGGGAGCAGACTATGTTAGTATCTGAACCCTTGGTATTGGACACCTCTCTTTCATCCTTAAACCGAGTGTCCTTGCCTGTTCTTTTGTCAGTGCCTTGACTTGTTCAGGTGTGTAAGTCTTCCTCATATGATCTGTATAACAGTCGCACAGATAGATCCTAGTTTGTTCAGTCAAAGTAGGCATGAGCTTTCTAAACTGAAGTGAACAAGCCCACCACATTTCCCTTATATTCTTAGTAGGAAACTTAAGCTCGAACTCTTCTTTATCCGATGCTCTTGAGCTTATTACACCTATGCCTAACGTCAAGATAGTAGCTAGGGTTAGTAGTAATATCTTTATTATTCTTGAATCTGTATTCATAGACCTCCAAGTTAATGTTGATAAATAACCGGGAACTATACACTATTATTCTTCGTTATTTTCTAGTGACTTCTTCGGTGGAGTAATATCTCTGATCTTTCTTTTGTTCAGATCTCTGAGTTGTTGAACGTGTTGGACTCTTGTTTCTTGAGTCACTTCGATCTTTCTCTTCTCACCATAACGATCAGGATTACCTGTCTTTGCATCCCAAGTTCTCATTTGGAATATGAGGTTACCAAGTGCAGGATTTGGTTTACCTTCAGATATCTGTTGCTCAAAGACTTCTTCCAACCTGTCACACTTTTGTGCAACCGAATCTGCACTACCGTCTGCTCTCATATGACGATATTCTTCAACCTTCCTTTCCTTCTCAGGATCTTCTTTAACCCACCTGTATATTGCCATTTTGGGAAGGTCATAGGCTTGAGCGATAGTGAGTGCATTTGCACCATTCTCGAACATCATCCAGACTTGTGACCAGAACTTAGGATCAGTCTTTAGATCTACTGTCCTCTGCTTTCTCATTCCCTTTTTTGAGCTTATCCGCTTTGTTTTTTCTGGCAAAGTAGGATCTTTGGAACGCACGTTTAATCTCCTTCTCTATTTTTGGATCAGTCTTCAGTCTAGCGTTGAGTGCTTTCCTGATCTGACTGTGTTTGATTTCTTCAAGCTGCTTGTCTTCTTTCTTCTTGTAAGTGATCTGATAACAGTTTACTTCAGTGTCTCTGATAATAAATACGCCAATATCCTTTGGCAGATACTTCTTGATCTCAGCTTCAAACTCTTCAGCCTCCAGGACTGTCTCGAACTTTGTCAGACTGCTTCTTGTTTTTTGGATCAGGGACAGCACTTGCTCTAGTTGTTTTTTTAGTTTCCCCGGAGGAATCTTTAAAGTTTCCCCAAAGTTTTTTGTCAAGGGTGACGTGCTCGGGGAACTTAGGTCCAAGGAATCCCCAGGCAATCTTTCCTCTGTGCTTTTTGTGGAGCCTCTGGATCGCACTTTCCGCTTCTTCAAAACTCTTGATAATGAAGTAGTTGATTCCGAATTCTTCTGCTCTTTTCTGCCAAGCCTTTTGCGTACCACTTTGTTTTCCTGTTGGTGATTTGATTTCAAATGCAAACAGCACTGGGATCTTTGCTAGAAGATATACACCAAGAAAGTCTGCTGCACCCTTCTCGCTATTTGTTCTGAACCCTCCCTTGCCGTCTGGTATTCCTGTTGTCTGCATTCTGAATAACCTGACAGTCTTTGACCTCAGTGCTGCCCACTGTTGAACGTCCTTCGTCACGTCCTTCTCGCTGGAGTTCTTCTTTTGCTTCTTTAGCAGTTCTGTTGCACTTATATTTTTCATTGATCCTTTTGTCTAGCGTTGTGTCACTTAATTCTATGTTGAGATAACTTTTAACTAGTTGCCTGAACATTCCAGTATTTCTTATTTTAGATCTATGCAGATCTCTCTTTTTCCCTTTAACTTTTTCCCTTGGGGGAATATAAGGGGGGTTCTTATAACCTTCTTTTTCTTCTTTCTTTATTTGTTTGTTAGAGGGTCTGTTAGAGGGTCTGTTAGTAGGTCTGTTACCCTCTGTTTTTTTAGCTTGATAAACTGAATATTTACAGACCTTTAAGACTCGCCCGCCGTTTGTTAGTCCCCTTGTTAGGTCTTCTGTTAGAACGTCTGTTGATTTTAGGACCTTAATTGCAGTCCTAACACTCTGAATTGATAGACCAGTTTCATAAGCAGACCTTTTGAGTGTAGTTGCAAACTCACCTCTGCGGATAAGGACTTCAACCCCACCTTGATTAAAAGTGGTAGGTTCGTCACTCCACCAAGCTGATAGTAAACAGTAGGTGAAATAATGAAATGTCAAAGGCTTTTTGAATAGGGGATTTCTTTTTGCTTTGCGGAACAACTTTATAAAACTGTCTAGTTGTTTTGGTTGCTCTTCCTTGAGCATATGAAATCCTCATCCGTGAGTTTAAATTAAACTATAGACCTTCAGTATCGGGATACCACTTCAACTGCCACTGAGGTTGATTTTCAGGTGGTGCAACCCAGTTACCCTGATCATCCTTAACGCTTCGAGGCCATAGCATTACTTTTCCACCAAAGGGCCACTGTCCAGAGAAGTATTCGTCTCTACCTGACTTTTCGTCTGGTGGATTATTAAACATATTACATATAGTTCTACCTGCCATTTTATTTTACCTTCCTATTAGATTTTGATTCGAGATCCTTTGAAACTAGATCATCAAAATATTGGGTTATAGTTATTTCACGTTCCTGACAAACTTTGAGAACATGACGTGCCTTTGAGTATTTTAAATAGAACAGAAATGCTCTTTGAATACTCTCCTTTGGTCTACCCCTTGTAGAGTGCTTAAAAAGGCTAAAGGGTCTACCTCGCTTTCCTTTCTTCTTTGTTGCTGCCAACATTATCACCTATCCTTTCTATTAATTGTTAAAGTGTGATATACCTAGAGACAACTTCAGAGTATTTACCCTGGATTGGTAGGCAGATACTCTTTATCGTTTTGACAGGTCAGAAAGCAAGTCAGTTTTAGTATGAGAATCCCTTGCGCCTGTCTTAGCCTCCAGGTATAACGTCAACCTGTCTATCAAACGACACCTATCCTTGTGAACTCGTTTGCTTTGTAAAGGTGAATTAATACACGAAGGGTTTACCCCAAAAGTGTATAATTGTCCACGTTAAAACTATCCAGATAGAGTACTTCCAAATTAGGTATTCAAGCACTTTAGTTTTAGTTTTTAACGACTTCTATTTTCTGCTGCTCAGACAACTTTTGGAGCAACTCAAAATAACTTTGGTGCTGTGCTAATGTGAAGCCAAGAGCACTAATTTCTTTCCTCATTTCTATAAGGATTTGTTCATGCTCTTTAATCTTCTCTCCTGTCTCTTTTGGATTCATTCCTTCCTCTTTTCCAATCTCAATATAACTTTGAGTTTGTGCGTCCCACTGTTTTATAGTTTCTCCCTCCGTCTCTTCACCAGAACCTTCTTTTTTCTTCCTATTTATTTCTGCCCACTCTGCTTTTGAGACCATTTTTAACACCTACTTTAACTATGAACCCTCTAAACTTATCTTTCGTTTTATAGCTAAGAAGGGTTGTTACTGTATAAAAAGTTAGACCTTTGGGACCAACCACATAAACTTGCTTTTCATTTATAATGTTGATAACAACATCCTATAGAAGAAGTGATTCCACTTATCAAAAAAGCTCATATAGGAATATATAACACCGATAAGAATCAACGTACCTGTGAACCTTTTAATCCTCGAGCTTGCTTGTGCAACAGTTCCAGTATTCTCTTGTGACTTTCCCTCAGACCTGCCCAGTGTTTCTCCCACCGTTTTTCGTCCCAATCTGTCTCCTTTTCCTTACTCATCTGTTGCGCCCCGATCACTGAACTTTTCGTCATACTTATGAGCATAACCTCCGTAATCCAGATCATCACCGTGGAATGTGGACCTTTCGATTTTACCTATTTGACAACTAGGATTTGAATTACACAGATTACTATTTTTCATAATCATGTAGATATTCAGTGCCTGTCTACGCTGCTGCTTGTTTAACTCCTTGTTCTGCACTCTTTTCACTGCTGCCAGGATCTGCTTCTCGCTGAACACGCTTTTCTTTCGGTTTTGCTTGTGTTCTTGATCTTGGTTTTGGGGCATTTTCTTTGTCGATTTCGATAGGACTTGGTTCACTGCGTTGTCCAGAATGTTCGTTTGCTTGTCCAGTTCCTTCTGGAATTGACTCGGTTGCTTTGTCATTTTCTGTCTCCTCTTGATTGGTTATTGTTTGAAAGTCAGTAGTACCTAAAGTTATAGTCTGACCTTCTCCAGTATCCTCTGCTGCAACAGAGGCATAACTAAGACGCTCGG